AGTGTAATTATAAGTTAACAATATGGCACAAATAACAAGATTTTTTCCAAATACCCTTGGTAAATTTTCAGGAGATGGTAGTGGTTTAACAAATATATCAAGTGCATCATATGCTGTGACAGCTTCATATGCTTTACTCAGCGCAGGAACATTTTTAAGTGCTTCATATGCTTCAAGTGCATCAGTTGCAGTATCTTCAAGTTATACAACAACAGCTTCATTTGCATTAAATGGTGGAGGAGGAGGAAGTACTTTTCCATACACTGGTTCAGCTGAAATAACAGGATCGTTGTTTTTAATAGGGCAAGGTTCATTTACATCATTACCATCATATACAACTAGTGATTTCTTTTTAGTGAGAAATGCAACAACAACATTAAAGGTAATAGACGGCATACAAATAACTTCATCAGCACAAATTCCTTTACAAATATTTAACTCTACTAACAACAATTTACTACAAATATCTCAAAGTGGAGTAGTTATTTTTGCAACATCATCTGTTATTTTAACAGGAACTGCTCCAAATGGAGCAATATACTTTACATCATCTTCATTTTATGTTGGAATTGAGTAAGAAATTTAATATGTATAATAAAAATAAATAATGGCAAATTGGAAAAAAGTAATAGTCTCGGGAAGTAACGCGGAGTTATCTTCATTAACAGTAAGTAATAATCAATTTATTACTCCATCTCAATCAGGTACTCGTTTAACAGGTTCATTTACTGGCTCTTTTACTGGAGATGGAGCAAATTTAACTGGAGTAACAGCAACAGCTGTATTTCCTGTTACACAAACTACTTCAATATTATCAACAACTAAATTATTTAGTAATGATGGTGCTAATACTTTTGTGTATGTTGGTCAAGTTACTGGTTCTACATATGCTGGAGTAAGTGGTGACATCACTATTGGAACTGGTGGTGTATCAGCAATTGGATCTAGTAAAGTAACCAATGCTATGTTATCTGGCAGTATTACTAATGATAAATTAACAAATTCAACAATCACAATTGGTAGTACTTCAACAGCATTAGGAGCAAGTAACACAACAATAGTTGGTTTAGTTTCAGTAACTTCAACTGTATTTACTGGTTCTTTAAATGGCAATGCTTCAACAGCAACTGCATTACAAACAGCAAGAACAATTAATGGAACATCATTTGATGGTACTGGAAATATAACAGTGACAGCAGACGCTGGAACATTAACAGGAGCAACATTAGCTTCAGGTGTTTTAGCTTCATCATTAACAAGTGTTGGAACATTAGCTGGATTAACAGCAACTGGAACAACAGCAGTAACAACATTAAATGTGTCAGGAGATGCTACAGTTACAGGTAATTTATCAGTAGCAGGTACTGCTTCATTTACTAATGTAGATAATTTAAACATTAGAGATAAATTTATTTTAATCAATAGTGGTTCATCAGTATTAGCAGATTCTGGTTGGGTTACTCAATATAATGCAGCAGGTTTAGGTTCAGCTTTTTACTTAGAAGCAGGTGCAGCAGGTTCAACTGGAGTATATGGTCGTTTTGCAGTAGCATATGATGTAGTAGGAACTTCAACATCTCTAACACCAGATGAATTTGTAGTAACAGCTCGTGTGTCAGCTTCAGCAGATGTACCTACAAATCCAACATGGGGTGGTTCATCAAATGGATCAGGCAACATGTTTGTTAATAGTAATAATGGTGACATTTACATATATTCATAAAATATACAAAAAAATAGTTATGGCTTTCACTACAAACAATTTAATTGTAAACAAATTAGAAGTAGAGAAATCTACTTCTTTAAACATTGATAAAGATAACTTGACTGTTGAAGAAATTCAACTTATATTAATAACATTACGTAATTCAACATTTAAAGGAGAATACATAGAGTTGTTTTACAATACAGTTGTTAAACTACAAAATCAATATAATAACCAACAAAAATAGCAGTTATGAACATTTTTTCAATTGATTTAACAGTAAATGAAATTCAACTGTTAAGACAATCTTTAGACATCATTTCCATTAAAGGCACAGATGCTAAATTTTTAGCTAACTTACAATCTAAACTAGAAAGTGAATTGATTCAAATTCAAGAAATGTTACATAAAGTAGAAGAAGCAAAACAACAAGAATTACAAGACATTGTGTTTAAAGAAGAAAAAAAAAGTAAAAAACAACAATCAATTTAATATTTATCATCAAAACAAATTGTTGGCCTGAAAAGGAAGTAGGCATTTATACGGCATAAGTATTTGTACCTAACCATAATGTAAATAAAGATATAAAATGCCAAATTGGAAAAAAGTCATTACATCAGGTTCAATTGCCTCATTAAATACATTAACTGTATCAAACGGTATAACTGGTTCATTATTTGGAACCTCATCTTACGCTACAAGTGCTTCTAGAGCAGACTCAATTCCTTTACCAGGCAGTGGAGGTGGAGAAATTTTATTTAACACAGGTGGGGTTTTAAGTGCTTCAAATAGAATATACATTAGTAGCAATGTTTTATATGCTACTAATGGAGGAACAGTAAGCATTACTGGTTCATTACAAGGAACAGCCTCATTTGCAACAACAGCGTCTTACGCTTTAACTGCTCAAACTTTACTAGGATCAGTCACTAGCGCATCTTACGCAGTAACATCTTCCTTTGCACCAACAGCTGGAAATATATCAGCAGCAGTAAATCTATTTAACTATTATAATTTCACATAAACATGATGACATACCCAGCTCCAGACGGACACATAATTAAAAGTAAAAGCAGTCCAACAATTTACACTTGTGCTTGTGAAGACATGCATGATGGAACATATGAAAGTTTTGAAACCACATTTGCATCAACTGCAATAGGCATTCAACAAATTAAAATTGTAAGAACTGTCACTAACAACATGATGACAATTACAATTACACAAAGCACAAATGAAGAACTAACAGAATACATTAACACCATACAAAACCAATAAACAATGCCAGCAAACACCACACCAATATTTGTCCTTCAAGGAAACACCAAACCAGCAAGAATTGCAGCAGCAAACACAGCATCTGATGGATCAGGAACATTAGTAACTTTAGTAACTGCAGGAGCATCTGGTGCTAGAGTAGATGGAGTAAGATTTAGAAATTCTCAAGTAACAGCAGGCATAACAGCTGCTTTAGTACACAGAATATTTCTTTCTGATACCAACGGAACCAATCATAGACTTATAGGAGAAGTAGCAACAGCAACAGCAACTCGATCAATTACAGTGGTTGGAGCAACTTCAATTTTTACTTTTGATCAACCCATCATCATGTTAAGCGGACAAATTATGTCTGTTACACAATCATCATATGCCACAATTGCAGATCAATTTGATGCTACACCATTTGCTGGAGACTATTAAACAATGGCAGTTAGAACAATAGCAGCTGGAGGAGGTAATTGGAATGCTACTGCAACATGGATAGAAGGCATCGTACCTGTACTTGGTGACACTGTATTTGCAGCTTTTACCTCAGGTCAATTAACTGTCAATGTTACTGCTGCTTGCACATCCATAGATTTTACAAACTACACCAACACATTAACCATGAATGCTACTTTAAGTGTTGGTGGTAGTGTTACACTTGTTGCTGCAATGACTATTGCTGGAACCGGTACATTATCACTTACTGCCACAGGAACAATCACATCAAATGGTGTTATATGGCCTAATTCATTATTTTGTGTTCCATTAGCTAGTGGTGCTGTTATTACATTAGCTGATGATTGGACTATTATAGGTGGCTTTACTCTTACTGCTGGCGGAACAAGTGGTATAACAATTAATAATAATACATTAACTATTGGTGGTAGTTTAACAGCTAGCACTACTAATAAATTTATCACAGGAACAACATCTTTTATTTTAAATGGAACAGGATCTTGGGCCTTTCAAGCCACTACTAGGATTGTAAATAACTTAACAATTAACACTACTGGAACTATTACTATTGGTACTGTTGAGAAAAGAGGTGGAACTTTTACATACATTGCTGGAAAGATTATAGCAACTACTGGTGGCCTAACTTTTTCCCAAGGTGCAGTCTTAATAAACATGGATAAAATTCCAGGGATTATAGCAACTGTAACTGCTGGAAATGGAATAACAATGAATAAATTTTTTAGTGGAAGTCCAAAGCAAAAAACAACAATACAGTCTAGTGTAGCAGGTACAGCAATTACAATTACTTTTCAAGATAATTTTGAAAAAACAGCAAAATTTGTAAAAACATCAGACTGTAGTTTAACAAGAAAAGGACAATTACTTGTGCTAACTCCTAATTCAGATAAAGGAGGCAACTCTGGCATTAGATACATAAACCAATCACCAAATGGTATAGCTAAAAATGCTCCATCAATTGTAAATACTATGACCAGCCCAGCATTTGGATTAGCTGCAGATCCTTGTTTTATTTCACTTTGATAAATAAAATTACTAGTTTTTAAAAAAGCAGCATATTTATTAACAAATAATAGTTATGGAAAACAAACAGTTTAGCTCAGAAGAGCTTGATCAAATTAAAAAGATACAAGAAAAGTATAGTTTACTTGGAACGCAACTAGTTCAATTAAAGTTAGCTCAAAAAGATACTGAAGTGTATGTTAGAACATTAGAAGAGCAAGAAAACTTACTTGAAACTCAAATTATAGAAACAAACCTTGAGGAAAAAAAGTTGGCATTAGAGCTTGATGGAAAATATGGACCTGGATCATTAGATTTAGAGTCTGGTTTATTTACACCAAAAGCACAGTAAGATTTAGTGTTTTGAGTTATGTTGTTATATTTATATTAGAATCAATAAAAACACAACATAAACAATGGCTGAAAAAATAGTTAGTGCAGGCGTTTTCACAAACGAAAAAGATTTATCTTTCCTTCCCGCAGGAATAGCAGCAATAGGAGCTGCTATCATAGGTCCAACTTTAAAAGGACCAGCATTTGTACCAACATCAATAACAAGCTTCAATGAATTCATTGACGCTTTTGGTGGTCTAAGCGAAGAAACATATGTACCATACGCTGTAAAAAGCTATTTGAATAGCGCTAGTACTGTCACAGTAATACGCGTACTATCAGAAGGTGGATATGAAGCAAAGTCCATACACATAATTGCAACTTCAGCATCTGTTGCTAATTTAGTTGGTGTAATTATGCCAACTACAACCATAGGTGTATCTACTGGTGTAGATTATGCAACATCAAACTTTAGTGCATCTGGCTTTGCTGGTGGATCAATAACTGGATCTTATGGATTTCAATTACTTGGAACATTAGTAACTGCTCAAAACTTAACTGGATCTGTAGATCCTCGAAGTGCAAACTCATTAGCAAATGTACTTGGTACATCAGTTAAGGGAGCTAAGAAAGGACACTTATACACATGGTTTAGTGATTTTTTGACTACAAAAGCAATTGCACCTGGATTAACAACCATTTCATTTGTATCGGCATCAGCCAACACACAAGTAAATTTATCTGGTTCTGCTGGTGCATACAGCAAAGCTTCAACAAAAGCAATACAATCACAAATCATTGGAAATGCTAATCTTGATCTTTTCACTGTGTTTACTCTTGCTGATGGAACAGATACAAACAATGCATACAAAATTAACATTACAAACACAATATTACCAACATCACAATCATACGGCCAATTTCAATTAACCGTTCGTGATTATGCTGATACTGATCAAAGACCATCTGTACTTGAAACATACAATAACTTAACATTGGACCCAGATTCAGCAAATTACATTGCTCGAAGAATTGGAGATAAATCTTATAGTGTTAATGCAGCTGGAATAGTAAGTATTACTGGAGACTATAACAATGTATCAAAATACATTAGAGTTGGTATGGATGCAGCAGTAACAGCAAAGTCCATAACTATTATGGCTAAGCCTTTTGGATTTGGAGCTATGGTACAACCAGTATCATCATCATTCTTTTTTCCACCAGCAGATTACGTTACTCAATTAACAGAGATAAACAATACATTTAATAAAAAAGCTTTTTACGGATGGGACTTTACCAAAGCAGATAATGAAAATTGGTTACAGCCATTAGCAAAAAATACAACAACATCAGGTTCAGCTTTCAACCTTGATACATGCTTTGTACACCCAAGTGCATCAACAGCTAACGCAAATTCATCTATACCAACTGGTAGAAGCATATCTGGTTCCACTTTTGCTGGACTTGATATCAGTACATTCTTGAAATTCACAGTTCCCTTCCAAGGAGGATTTGATGGCATGGATCCAGCAATACCTAAAAATGTTGGGTCAGCAATCACATCAGCAAACTTATTTGGTTTGAATTGTACTTCTGCAACTTCATTAGGATCAGTTGGGTACATTAAAGCACTTAACACCATATCTAATTCAGATGAGTTTGACATTAATATGATTGTCACACCTGGAGTTACTATAGCAGATCACTCATCAATTGTAAATAAAGCCATTGAAGTAGCTGAAGATAGAGGAGACACTTTTGTAATTGTAGATCCAGTAATATACGGATCTTCAGTTGCATCAGCAACTGCAGCAGTAGCTAATAGTGGTATCACTTCAAACTATGTTGGTACTTACTGGCCTTGGGTTAAAATCATAGACACAGATAAAAACAAACCAGTTTGGGTACCACCATCAGTTGTTGTACCTCGAGTAATGGCTTACAATGATTCTGTAGCTTATGAATGGTTTGCACCAGCTGGATTAAATCGTGGAGGAGTAAATGAAGCTGTAGACGTTGAATTAAAATTAACTCAAAACGATCGTAATGATCTTTATGAAAACAGAGTAAATCCAATTGCAACATTCCCAAATCAAGGAGTTTGTATCTGGGGTCAAAAGACACTACAACTTAAGCCATCTGCTTTAGATCGTATCAATGTAAGACGTTTACTAATCACCTTGAAAAAGTTTATTGCCAGCTCAAGTCGCTACTTGGTGTTTGAAAACAATACAACAACAACTCGTCAAAGATTCTTAAACATTGTTACTCCATACCTAGAGACCGTAAAAGCTCGTCAAGGACTATACGCTTTCAGAGTGATTATGGATGAAACAAACAATACACCAGATGTAATCGATAGAAACATCATGTACGGTCAAATATTTTTGCAGCCAGCAAAATCAGCTGAATTCATTATATTAGATTTTAATATCTTACCTACTGGAGCATCTTTTGAAAACGCATAATACTTATATTAAATAAACAAAATAAAAAATGGCAAATCTAATAGAAAATAGTGAAATGTTTTACACACCTTTTGAACCAAAGGTGCAAAATAGATTCATAATGCAAATTGATGGTATTCCCTCATTTATATGTAAAAAAGTATCTCGTCCAACAATTGATTGTGGAGAAGTTCTACTTGAACATATAAACATTCAAAGAAAGCTAAAAGGAAAATGTAAATGGAGTGATATCACAGTCACACTTTATGATCCAATTGTACCATCTGGTGCTCAAGCAGTAATGGAGTGGGTTAGAACATCTCACGAATCAGTAACTGGAAGAGATGGATACTCTGACTTCTATAAAAAAAATATTGACATTTTTGTACTAGGACCAGTAGGTGATAAAGTAGAAAATTGGAAAATTATTGGAGCTCATATTAAATCAGCAGCATTTGGTGATTTGGATTGGGGTTCAGAGACACCAGTTGAAATAGCTCTTACCATCGCTATGAATTATTGTGTATTAGAATACTAATCTATAATAGCAATTTTAAAATCCCATGAGTATAAAAGCTTATGGGATTTTTCTTTTATGTGATTTTTTAGTTTATGTACTATTTATATACAACAAACTAAAAGTTTTAAATAATGAGCAAAGTTGTAAACGACAATTACCCATCACACCGTCCATTAACAGACGAAGAAATCAAAGCTAAATTCATAGCAGAATCAGGAAACACAGGAGGAGATACTTTCCAAAAACTAGATGTTCCAACTGAGATTATTGATTTGCCATCAAAAGGATTCTTTTATCCAGAAGGGCATCCACTAGCAAGTGGTAAAGTAGAAATGAAATACATGACTGCCAAGGAAGAAGATATATTATCTACTCCAGGACTAATTAAACAAGGTATTGTAATTGATAAACTATTACAATCACTCATAGTAACTAAGTTTAACTATAATGATCTATTAACAGTAGATAAAAATGCAATCTTTATTGCAGCTCGTATCTTAGGTTATGGTAAAGATTATGAAGTTGAAATCGCTTGTCCAAAGTGTACTGAGAAATCCAAGACAGTAATTGATTTGCAGGAATTTGAAGAAAAGGAAATTAGTTGGGATAACTATGATAAAGGATACTCATCACATAAATTCACTTTGCCAATAAGCAAAAAAGAATTAACACTTAAGTTTTTAACTCATGGTGATGAAAAGAAAATAGAAGAAGACGCAAAAGCAGCTAAAAAGCATAATAAGATTCTAGGAGTTGATGCAGAACTAACAACAAGACTTAAACAATGTATAACTGGAGTAGATGGAGCTGAAGATAGAGCAACAATCAATAAAACAGTTGACAGCATGTTAGCAAGAGATTCTTTAGCATTACGAACACATTTAAAAAACAATACTCCAGATATAGACACCACATTTACATTTACATGCACACATTGTAATGAAGATGAAGAAAAGATGGCAATGCCCATTGGAGT